GTAAACCTTATAGCAAAAGCTCATTATATAATTGGGTATACTTATGATGGATAGACAAGAACAAAAAGCAGAAATTATTAAAAAAGCACGTGATTTAAGATCTAAAGGTTTAAGCGCTGAGCAAACAGCTTTAGAATTAAGCAAGCTTGGATATATAAGCCCATTCTCTGGGAAGCCTTATGCAGTTAGTTGGGTGAAAATCTACACTAATAGATGCGCTTCAATCCCTGTAAATGAGCAATTATTTGATTTATTGGTTAGTCTGAGGGCTAAGGGCTTACGTTATCGTGAGATTGCTTTAGAATTATATAATCTAGGTTATAAAGATGCAGATGGTAAGCTATATTCACAGGGTTTTTTATCTAAGATTTGTAATACAGATAAAGCAAGAGAGGCTATACTTAAGGCAAGGGCAAAGGCAAGGGCAGAAATAAAACAGAATAAACAAAAAGCTAAAATTAAAGAAAAAAAACAGATTAAGGCTGACAAGCGAAAAGCTAGAATTAAATATAGAAAACACAAGGCAGAAGTTAAATCTTTAATAAACAAGCTTTACAAACAAGGTTATCCAATAAACCACATAGAGCTAGTCTTAAGGGCAGAGGGTTTTATAAGTCCTAGAACAGGCATGCCTTATGGTTACAGCTCTATATATTTTATTATAGGAAATACCTTTTGAATAAAGAAATTAAAGCACCATCTAACACGCACGCAATAGAGATACTAGCTAAGCTAAGGCGCAAGCTTATAGATAACCATGGCCCAGACCTAGCCAAAGAGTCAGCAGAGCTTTATAATCATATAGAGAAAACACTGTTATTAGCATTGAGAGAACATTATGAGCAAAAAGAGCAACGCAGGGCGCAAAACTAAAAAGACACCTGAGAGAGTAGAGAGGCTTTTAGATAATCTAAGGCAAGGCATGAGCCAAGCAAGTGCCATCACTCAAGCAGGCATTGCTAAGACCACATTTTATAAGTGGCTTAAAGAGGATGAGCAATTTAAGGTCGAGGTAGAAACTGCAGAGGACTTTGCAGAGGCTGTGCAGATAGCTCAGATAAAAGCACTTGGTGAGGCTAAGATGGATTGGCGTGCTTATGCGTGGCTTTTAGAAAGGCGCTTTCCAGATAGGTGGTCTGCTAAACGAGAAACCGAGGTCACCATTAATCAATCTAATGGGCAGGCTGAGGTGCTCAGCATGATACAGCAGGCCATGAGTAATACTGATGATGAGGACTAAATGCAGATTCAACTCAATAAACTGCAAAGGTCGATTATCAACAGGATAATAAATCAAGATGAGGTTATCTCTGCTAGATGTGGGTGGGGCTCAGGCAAAACATCTGCTTTAGTATTTAGCCTGCTCACTGTTAGCAAGTGGCGTGCAGGATGTAGCAGCTTACTCATCACAGACACTACCCCTAGGTATAACTCTGTACTCATGCCCGAGATTGCCAAATGGCTTGAACCTCTAGGGTGGGTATATAATCACACTCTTAGGCTGTGGACAGATACACACACAGGGTCTACAGTGTGGTGCAGATCGTATTTTAGGCCTGGGACTCGAGAGGCTACCCATAACCCTTTAGAGGGTTTAAATATAACGAGTGGTGTGTGCCTCATAGATGAGTGTCAAACATTAACAGCAGAGGTAGCTCATAAAGCTCTAGGGCGTTTAAGAGCAGGGCCAAGCCCTATCATGATTCTAGTTGGCTTACCTGTGGCAGATGCTTGGTGGTGCAACATGGCAGAGGAGGCAGGCTATCAGCCTTTGCTTTTTACTAGTTATGTTAATCAAGCTAATCTATCAGAGGCATGGTTTGAGGCTACCAAGATGTTACCTGAGGCTGAGCGTGAGGCCATGGTAATGAATAAGCCTGCACCTCCCACAGGCCTCATCTATAATGAGTTTACTCATAATCACATTATCGAGGGTTGGCAGTATAAAGAGAGCATGACAGGGCGCATAGCCATAGACTGGGGATTTAGAAAACCTAGCGTGTTAATTATGGCTTATGATGATGAGCTACAAGCATCTGTAATCTGTCATGAGATAAACCCTGCAGAGGTGACCACAGCACAGCTAGCTGAAATGATTCTTAAGGTGGCATGGCCTAGATCACTTAAGGCTCAAGCTAATGGGCCTAGAATATGGTTAGATGATGGAGTGGCTGACAAGGCAGGCAAGGCACGCAATGATCAGACAGGCCAAAGTGCTTTTAGGGTAATGCGTAAGCCACCTGCTCAAGGTGGGCTAGGCATGCCTTTACGCAATACCTCAGACCCTATTAGAGTAGATATACTCAATGGCATCCAACGCCTCAAGCGTGCTTTTGATTCTAAGAAATACCTCATCACTAAAGAGGTGTGGGATTTAGGAGAGAGGGCCCGAGGCAATAGCCTAAGAAAAGCTCTGCTTAGTTACTCATGGGATAATAAGGAACAGCCTAAAAAAGATGGGCGTGAGGATCCACTTGATGCGCTCAGGTATGATTGCATTATGTTTAACTGGCATGATTCAATAGTAGATTCTAGGCAGTATACTCCTAGAGCTAGAGGCGCAGGTAATATAAATAATAAGCGTAAGGTGAGTATAGGTAGCTCGAGTAAAAGGAGTTTTTAAATTATTTCTTTTACATATTGCTTAAAAAAACTTTGACAGTATGTAAAATAAAAGTTAACGCTATTACATGTTCAACTAACACAAAAGACTTAAGGAGTCTAAATGTGGATAATACCAAAAAACTTAAGCATCTATCACTCTGCACAGGGTATGGGGGCATTGACCTCGGACTTAGTAGAGCTCTCAAAGATGTTAGAACAATCTGCTATGTGGAGGTCGAAGCCTTCGCTATCAAAAACTTGGTTAATAAGATTGAAAAAGGATTGCTTGATGCAGGGCCTGTTTTTACAGACCTTAAAGCCTTCCCTTGGCATATCTTTAGTGGAAAAGTGGATATCCTCTCAGGAGGCTTCCCTTGCCAACCATTTAGTACAGCAGGCAGACGGAAAGCAAGTGAAGACCCAAGACACTTGTGGCCCTATATTAAAAAAGGAATCAAACAGCTTGACAGACCTCCCATTATTTTCTTGGAAAATGTCGAGGGCATCATATCAGCAAAGCTTACAGGGGATGAGTGGGAAGACCCTGCAGGCACATCAGTTTTGCACCATGTCCTCAGAGAATTGGAAAGAATGGGTTACGAAACAGAGGCTAGCATATTCTCAGCGAGTGAAATCGGCGCACCACATCAGAGAAAAAGAGTGTTCATACTTGCTGTCAGAAATGACTTCAAAAAAACAGGGCTTGAATACATTAATAACCTCATTAAGTCTAATCAATCAAACAGATTCACAGCATGGCCTGCCTCAAGAGGTCAAGTACAATACTCTTATGAGCCACCTAGAACCACAACAGGAACCCAGGAAGCTAAACCCGAGATGGGTAGAGATGCTGATGGGGCTACCGATAGGGTGGACTATGCCGAGCTGTATAAAGCCTGTGATAATAGAACAGATGAGCTCAGGATGCTTGGAAATGGAGTTGTGCCAGACACAGCTACAAGAGCCTTTAGAGTCCTTTGGAGAAAAGTGGGCCACACCTACAACAGTTGATTATAAACAGATATCTATGAGTCAAAAGTGTTTAAAAAATAGAATCAATTCTAAAAAACAAATCATGTTACCTGCTCAAGTGCATTTAGATTACTATATAAAAAAATGGGCCACACCTACAACAAGAGACCACAAAGGGTATTACTCTCTCGAGAGCCAAAAATTAAAAAAAAGAGATTTATTACCTGACCAAGTATATCAAGAAACCATTAAAAATAATTGGCCTACACCTAACGCTAGAGACTATAAAGATACATTAGGCAAAGTACCGCCATCTGTAACTAAAACTAGAGGCTACTCTTTAGGGCAGGCTTTGGCAGAAGAAATAAAAAGTAAAGAGGCATGATGTGGAATACACAGAGAGATGTTTAGCTATTGTTTTACTTGACCTTATAGGCTCTACTGCATTTATTCAAAGGGTAGGGGCCATGCAGGGTGCAAGGTGGTTACAGTACCATGATAAGCTAGCTAGATCTTTAGTGTATAAGTTTGATGGTAGAGAGATTGATAGGTCAGATGGCTTTTTATTGAGCTTTGATAGGCCCATAGATGCAGTTAACT